TAGGTAAAGTAATGGGAGGTATTTTAACGCTATTTATTAATCCTTTTAAAATTGCTTTTTTTGGTATACAATTAGCTTTGCAGCAAGCACAATTTGCGTGGGAGGATTCATTTTTTGGAGGAGGAGACGAGGATAAATTAGCTAAATTACAGCTTGACATATTAGAAACTCAAAAATCAATTAGAGATACTGGAGACGAGATGCTAGATGCAGGTAAAGATATTGTAAACAATTTCAGCGAGGCGGTTGGCGAGGTTAGTAATATAGCAAGTGTAGCAGGCGAAAACTTATCAAAGGTAAGTATAAAAGCTGCAAGCGAAACCGCAAAAGCTCATAAAGCAGCAACAGACGCCGCTATAATTGCGCAAGCAGAGGCTGCAAAAAATATAGCTTTGTTTGACAGACAAGCGGAGCAACAAAGACAAATCCGAGACGATGCAAACAAAAGTATAAAAGAACGTCAAGAGGCTAACGTAAAACTAGGCGAAATACTAGAGAAACAAGAAGAGGCTCTTTTAAAACAAGCGGCGGCAGTAGAGGCAGGCGCTAGGGCGGAGGTTGCTAAAAATGATAGTATAGATAACCGCGCGGCTTTAATTGCTGCGGAGGCTGCAACCGCTCAAGTTTTAGCAGATATAGAGGGGAAACGCTCGGAGCAGAAATCCAATACAAACACTTTACTACTAGAGGAGAAAGGTTTAATAACATCAGTAACAAACGCAGAGAAAGAAAGGCAAAAGCAGTTAAGAGATTTTGAGGCAGAGCAAGAGCTTGACCCTTTAGCTAAATTACAAAAGCAAAAGTCTAATCTTGAGAAAGAAAACGAGGCAATCCTTGAGGACTTAGAGGCTAAAAGATTACTCTTTGCAGAGGGTACGCAGCAGAGAGTAGATGCGGAGCAGGATTACTTAAACCAAAAGCAAGTTATAGATAACCAACTTATAGCTAATAATACAGCAACAAACAAGCAAATAACAGAAAACGATAAGGCAGCCGCAGAGGCAAAAAGGTCAATTCAAGAGGCAAGTCTCGACGCAGTTGCTAAAGGTTTTAATATATTAGCAGGATTAGCAGAGGAAAATAAAGGATTACAAGCTGCAAGCATTATAGCGGAAAATGCTGTAGGTATTGCAAAACAAATTATAAACACTCAAGCAGCCAATGCAGTAGCCGCTCCGCTATTAAGTAATCCTGCAACAGCAGCAGCAGGAGCGGCAGCAATAACTAGAAATAAAATATCTTTAGGTATAGGAATTGCGTCGTCTATAGCAGCAGCAGCGAAAGGACTAGCGGCTTTAAACGAGGGCGGAGATACAAGTGGCGGAGGACAAGACGGAGCAGCAGGCGGAGCAGAGGCTCCAGCGTTTAATTTAGTAGAGGGAACGGAAAGCAACGCAATACAAGACAGCATAACAAATCAAGATACCGCAGTTAAGGCGATAGTAGTTAGCGGCGACGTTACCACAGCTCAAAGCGCCGACCGCAATGCAGTTGACTCAAGTGGATTTTAACAAATAGTGAAACAATAACAAGATTTTATCGTTATAATATTGTAAACGTATGAGAAGATTCGAGGGTAAATACAATAAAAAGAGCAAGGGAGTCTTTGCAATCTCACTAGTAAACGCACCTGCCACGCAGGAAACGTTTATCGCAATGGCTAAACAAGACAAGATTGTAAAGTTTGCTAAAGTAGACGAGGAGCAGCGTATTTTAATGGGCTTAGTATTACAGCCCGACCAGTTAATCTACAGAGTAGACGAGAACGGCGACGAGTTTGAGATGTTTTTTAGTGCAGAAACTATAAAAGATTTTTCTCAAAATTTTTTTCAGTCTGGATTCCAATTAAATTCTAAGCTAGAGCATGACGAGCCTATCGAGGGCGTTACGTTTGTAGAGTCGTGGCTAGTGGCAGACCCAGAGAAAGATAAATCCGCAGCCTACGGGCTTAGTTATCCCGTCGGGAGTTGGCTTGTTAGCATGAAAGTAGATAACGACGACATTTGGAACAACTACATTAAGACTGGCGAATTAAAGGGTTTCTCTATCGACGGAATGGTAGAGCTAGAGGAAGTAAATTTTAAATCTAATATACAAATGAGTAAAAGTAACAAGAATATTCTTGCCTTGCTAAAACAGATAGTATCTGGAGCAGAGCAAGACGTAGAGGTAACTCTAGGGAGCGTAAAATCTGGAGAGCTAGATATACAATTCGACGGCGAAACTTTAGAAGTTGGAACGGCTGTTTTTTTAATAGCAGACGACGAGGAGAAAGTACAACTAGCGGACGGAACTTATAAAATAGACGACGCAGGCGAAATCGTAGTAAAGGACGGACTAGTAGAGTCAATGACTGAGGGCGAGGAAGTAGTAGACGAGGAAGTAGTCGAGGAAGTAGAGCCAGAGGTAGAGGCAGAGCTTAAAGAGGAGGACGAGGAGAAAATGGTCGAGGAAGTAAACGCAGACGAGGAGTCAATGAGAGTAATCAAAGAGATTTTAGACGATATGTTTAAGGCTTACGCTGAAAGCATGGAGATTAAAATGAGTGCTTTAGATGCTAAACTAGAAACTTTAAACTCTGAAAATGTAGAGTTAAAGGAGCAAGTTGTAACACTTTCGGCGCAGCCGTCTGTAGAGCCTATAAGCTCACAACCAAAACAAGTAACTTTAACAAAGCAAGGGCGTATCCTTGAGGCTATTAAATTAGCAAACCAAAACAAGTAAATTAATTAATTTAAAATAGAATATCAATGGCAATCACATCAAATTACGCAGGAACTGCAGCAGTCGACATAATGCTGCAAGCAATCAAAGAGGAGGATACTCTCCGTCTTGGACTTATTAACGTTGTACCAGACGTAGGATACAAATTAAACTTGAGAAACTTAGACGTTACTCTTGGAGTAGTAGACTACGCTTGCGGAACAACCGCAGCAACGGACGCAGTAGCGTACTCAGAGAAAGTTTTAACTCTGTCAAAATTTAAAAACGAGTTTACAATCTGTAAAGAGGATTTCCGTCCAACGTGGAGCGGCGAGTCTATGGGAGCATCTGCTTTTAACGACCAGACACCTCAAGAGATTGCAGACGCAATCGTAGCAGATACAGCAGGAAAATTAGCTGAATGGTTTGAAGACCAAATCTGGAACGGAGCAGGAACTGCAGGAACAATGAGCGGACTAGTTACTCAGTTTGCAGCAGACGGAGACGTAATAAAAGCAAACAACGGAATTACAGCAATCGGAGCGGCTATCTCTACGGCTAACGTATTGGCAGCATTTGACGCAGCAACAGCGGCACTACCTTACGCACTAAGACGTAAGGAGGTAAACTTTATCGTATCTCCAGACGTTGCAGACGCTTACACTAAGTTACTAATCCAAAACGGAGCGGCTAACGGACTAGGAGGCGACGCTAACACTGGGTTAGTATACGGACGTTATAACGTGCAAGTGGTAAACGCTTTAGCAGATAACACTATCGTATTATTTGAAAAGTCAAATATTACAATGGGAACGGGATTAGCCTCAGACGCTACCTCAATTAGAGTAAAAGACCTTGACGAGGTAGATTTAAGCGGAAACGTTTTATATAAGTCTGTATTCGGTGGCGCTGTAGGATATTCTTACGGAGCAGAAATCGTTTGGTTACTTACAACTACAGCCTAAATACTAGGGGAGGTTTAACCGCCTCCCTTTTTTAAAAGCATTAATAATCGGTTACATAACGTAACTATCTAATATACAATAACTTATGGCATGTTTACTAACATCGGGGAGAGCTAAAGTGTGTAAGGACGGGCTAGGCGGTCAGTCTACGCTATATCTCTTTAACAGCCTACCAGATGCTTTTACCATTTCAAATGGAGAGGCTACTGCAATGAATGCAGCATTAACTGCGGCGTATGCTTATCCTTTAGAGGGAGACGGCAATACACTAGAGCAGTCAATGGTAGGAGACAGAAATACAAGCAGTCGAGTAAATACTCAGACGCTAACAATCGTTTTAAAGGCAATGGACGCAGCGACAAACGCAGAGTTTAATCTAGTAGCGGCAGGATACCCTAGCGCGGTTGTAGTCGACAGAAACGGCAACTATATAGCTTTAGGGCTTGACGACGGAATCGACTTTACTATCGTTGCATCGACTGGCGGAGCTAAAACGGATATGAACGGATACACATTAACTGGAGTATCCACATGCAAGGACTTAGCGCCTTTCTTAGATTCAGCGACACAAACCTCATTTTTAGCGGTAGTAGCTTAATCTAGTTTTATACTATAAAATTAGCCTTGTATTAAATTACGAGGCTTTTTTTTTGCTAAATAGAAACAAAAACAGACTTTTTTCGTTTTTATTATATAGATATTTGTTTTATGATAGTAGACCCTAGTTTAAGTATACATACAATTAAGATAGTGCCTAGATATAATCCGTCTAACGCATTAACTTTAACTATTACAGATAGTACACTAGGAACGACTACAGACGTAACGCCTGCCTATACAATGGGCGGAGATTATAAGCTATCTCTAGTATTTAGCTATACATTTACAGACGAGCATAGCTATCAATTAAGACTAAAGGACGACGTAACTACAGAGATAGTATATAGGGGACTAGTTTTAGCTACAACGCAGGTAGCTCAAGA